TTGATAATACAGGGGATAATATAGAAGTCGATTACTTTTATAATGAAATAGAGGATTACGAGGCTGTTTTCTTTTACAATGAATCGGAAGGAGAAGAAGCGGAGTTTATATATAATGAAGCGGAGATTCAATCGAATTCTGATTTCATCGTTTATGTCCCTTATCAGGTTTTCGCGTTGTTCCCTGAAAACATGGTTTATAGCGAAATTGACAAACACCGCCCAGCAGCTACGTCGTACCAAATTATACAAATATGAGTGTTGAAAAAGAGTTTTTGAGTCCTATTCCTATTGGTGGAGCTCCAATATTTGCGGACTTCCTTTTGTCGTTGCAAACGAATGCGAATGCGAAAGCAACGGCTTTTTATGATTATTTAGTAAGTCTTTCTGGTGTTACTCAGCAATTGGACAGCGGGGGAACACCTGTTAGGGAGCATAAAAACGGGGTGTTTCTTACTGAGCCAACAACAGACACGGGTTTTCCTACGCAGATAGAGCCGTGCTTAGTTTACTTAAACGGAAAAGTACTGTTGTTTGAGGGAGGCGAGACTGTGTTCGAAGATAATCAATTCATAACGACATATTTAAAAATAAGTGAAGATTTTGCAGCTACAGAGATAGAAAAAAAGACTTTCAAAGACGGGGTTTCTAAAGACCTTTTAGTTACGTATAAAACAAAGTATGAAACAATATCAACAAGCGCCACGTCTTCGTCTATCCCTATACCATCAGGGGATGAATCCTCAGAGCATGTTTATTTGAAGTTTTCAGGCGCGATTCAAAGCCCTAAGAATGTTTTAGGCTTGGATCAAGTGGCAAGCAACACAGGTAGGATTGAAGTGCTGGAGCAGTCTAAAGTTAAGTATGTAAATATAGGATCGTGGGACATGCAAAATGAAAGCACTTTAGACGTCGCTCACGGTTTGACGTTTTCAGCTATTAGATCGGTGGAGGCTTTCGTTTATGCTGACGGCAGCACAGTACTTTACGACTTAAGCTCACCTAGTTCTACAGGTACGGTAAAAGGGAGCGTTGTTTTAATTGCGTCCGAGATTGTACGGCTTGCTAGGTTTGGGGGAGGGTTCTTTGATGCTTCAGCTTTTAGTAACTCCGGAACACAAAGAGGTTATTTGAAAATTAGTTACGTTTAATATCTTCTCTTTCAATCATTAAGTCAATAGCGTCTCTTAATATGTCAGCAATTGATTTTTCTTTTTCCGCTTTAATTTGCTCGAATTTTATTCTTCTTCGACCTTTTAACCGTGTTCTTACTGTTATCTCGTACCCCATTTGTATAAACTGTAGCCAATAAGAGCCAAATTAATAAAAAAGTCATTCAAAGCTATAATTTAGAGGCAATGAATAGGAAAGATTTTCTTTTTGTCGAGAATTTAAGCGCTGATAACAGAGTCGCTTCAATGAGGGTTAACAAACCTATTGGAGACGGTAACGGTGAAATATCAGGCCCTTTGTTTACGGCTGAATTAGATAAACTGGTAAACAGCGGGGTTAAAAAGATCGTTGTACTTATTAACTCTCCGGGCGGCAATGTTATTCACGGCTTTGAAATCTTTTCAGCTATTCAAGATGCACCTATCGAAATAGAAACTAGGGTAGTAGGTATAGCTGCAAGTATTGCCGGTATTATCGCGCAAGCTGGAACAACTAGAACAATAAAACCTTATGCTTTCTTCATGGCTCATTCGCCACACGGTAAAAGAAAGACTGACTCGAAGGTTTTAGAAATGGCTTACAATTCAGTGAAATTGTTGCTTCAGAGTAAATCTAATATCTCAGAAGATAAGATCACCGATATACTTTCAAAAGACACGTTTATGAACGCTGTAGAAGCTAAAGAAAACGGTCTTTTCGACGAGATTCTTGACATTACTAATTCAGAGACTAACATCGCAAAAGAGGCTACGCCTGAGGATGTCATGAACCTCGTTAACGAGTTTAATTTTAAAACAAATAAGCCCAATATGAGCAAATTAAATGATATGCTTGGTGTCGCTAATGAAGCGAGCGAAGCATCCCAGTTAAAAGCTTTGGAGCAAATCAAAGGCAAAGCCGCAGAGGTTGAGACTCTTGAGAATAAAGTCGGAACGCTAGAGGCTGAAAAGTCGAAGCTTTCAGATGAAAACTCAGAGTTGAAAACTGCTTTAGCCGCTCAGAACAAAGCTAAGGCGACTCTTTTAATAGAGAACGCGGTCACTGAAGGNAAACTTTCTTTCAAAGATGATACAGAAAAGAGCACTGCAATTGATAACGCAGTCGAAAACTATGAGGCTACTTCTTTAATGCTTTCAAGTATTAAAACTGTGAGAGTAGCTAATCACATCACCCCGGACAAAGGAAGTGAAAACAACCGTTCAGGATGGGGCTTTGAGAAGTGGTCGAAAGAAGATCCTTCAGGTTTGATGAAAATCAAAAACGAGAACCCTGAAAAGTACGAAAAAATGGTAAACGATTACGTTTAAAATCATGGCTGAACAGTTAATAACATTATTCGAGCGCGAAATCCAAAAAGCGCTTTTCCCGGCGAATGAATTCTACAAGAATTCTAAAGTCGATGGCGGCATCAATATTGATGCTNNAACGGTAGAGATACCACAGAGAGGAGCTTCGGCGACTATCATCAAAAACCCTAGTGTTTTTCCGTTAACACCTTCGCAAAGGGTTGACGACGTGAAGTCTTACGATGTTGATCAGTTCGCGACAGAGCCGACTCACATCACGGAGAAAAACGAGATTGAGGTAAACTATAACAAAAGAGCCGATATTCTTCAGGATCACATCGACGTGTTGAACACTCGTGTAGCTGATAATATGGCCTTTGTTTGGGGTACTACTGCGCCGACTTTCCAGACTTCAGGGGCTAATCGTCAGGCGGCTATCGCTGGGGCGACTGGGTTACGTAAGGCATTGACTTACGACGACTTTGTGAATGTTGCGACTCGTTTCGATCAAGACGACGTACCGGAGGATATGAGAATGGGACTTATTGACCCGATCATGTTCTCGGATCTTTTGAAAATTGACCAATTCATTTCGGTTGATTACATGAAGACTAAGCCGGTCTCGGACCGTGTAATCGGTGAAATTTTGGGTATTCAATTATTCAAACGTTCTAGAACGGTAAGATACGCAACCGGTCCAGCAGGAGCGAAAAAAGAAATTACTGAAGCTGTTGCGGGTGCGGACAATTCAGCGGCCTTGTTCTGGCATAAAAACTTCGTTCGAAGAGGTGAAGGGCAAGTGAAGGTATACTCTGACTTTGATAAACCTCAATGGTTAGGATCCATTTTCAATGCAGCTGTCAGAAATGGCGGGATGATTGGAAGATCTGACCTAAAAGGCGTTATTACTTTGGGTGAAGCTGCCGGGGTTTAAATAATAGCCCTCGTTAATTCGGGGGCTTGTTTAATTTAAAAAAGCTGAAAAATGCCATTAAATAAAATAACATTTAACAGGGGGCAAGGAGGCTTAGGCACTCCTTTAGCCTCAAAGGACCATATTTCGGCGCTTCTCTTTTATAACGCGGCTATACCTTCGGGTTTTGCTTCAGACGACAGGATCAAAAAGGTCTTTAGTTTAGAAGAAGCTGAAGCGCTAGGGATTACAGAGTCAGGATCTTTTGACGTTGAATGGTATCATATTCGCGAATACTTCCAAAAAGCGCCGCAGGGCGAGATTTACATAGGTATTTACGACGTGCCAGGAACGCCAGCGACTCACGATTTCGCAGAAGTTACACTAATGCAAAACTTTGCAGAGGCTAACATCCGTCAAATGGGTGTTTTCTATCCTCATGCACCGCTAGATGCTGCGGTAATGACCGGAGCGCTACAAGCACAAGCGNACACACTCGAAGCTAATCACAAACCTTTATCTATATTACTAGGTCCGGATATTTCGGCGGTTTCTGATTTAACGACGCTCACAGACTTAACAACCTTAACGAATAAAAACGTTTCGGTTTGTATTGGCCAAGAGTGGCGGGGGAAAAGGCGCAGCTCTGTTTGTTGCGAAAACGTACTCGATCACAGATTTAGGGGCTAAATTAGGGGCGGTTTCTTTTGCGGATGTATTTCGCAATATTGCAAACCCTGAATTCTTCCCTATGGTCACNGATGGTTTAGAGTTCGATACTGTGGCGATTGCTAACGGTGATTTGTATAAATCACTTTCAGCGGGTCAAATTGGAGGTATTGATAGTCTAGGGTATTTGTTTATGCTTAAACATGACGGGTTATCTGGGACTTATAATAACGATTCTTATACGGCTATCGCTCAAACTTCTGATTATTCAGACATCGAACGAAATCGAGTAATCGATAAAGCTGTAAGAAACACAAGAACGGTTCTTTTGCCGAAGCTTGCTTCGCCTCTTTACGTGGATGAAGACGGAACGTTGACGGTAGATACTATCATGGTATTTAAAACGTTAACGGACAGAGCGCTTTCACAAATGGAAAGCGAAGGATCGATTTCAGCATTTGAAACGATTATTAACGCGGATCAAAACGTCGTATCGGAGTCTAAGCTTGACCTTACGATTAAGATCGTACCGGTTGGGGTTGCTCGCGAGATTGTTGTAAATATTGGTTACGCTCTAAACTTGTAAAATATGCCTAGTTTACCACCATTAATCAACGGGATAGCTTACGCTTATACAGATATAAGCGTCAATATCCAAGGGGTAGTTTTAGCCGGTATTTCAGCGGTTACCTACAACCAAACGGAGGCGAAAGCGAATAACTACGGAGCTGGAAGGTATGCAACTTCTAGAGGTGCCGGGAAAATAGAGCCTGAAGCGTCGATCACTATTGACAGAGCAGAGTTAAACGCTCTTATCAATGGAGCGCCGAATAAATCTCTTTTAAACATTCAGCCGTTTGATATTATTGTCGCTTACGCACCTTTAGGGTCTGCTCCGGTTGTGGATGTTATTAAAAACGTTCAATTCACTAGTGAAGGCTCGGGGGGTGCTGTGGATGATACTAGTATCGACACGGAATTGGCTTTGCTTCCTTCGCATATAGAATTCAACGGTATATAGTTTTGTAGTGTTTATTTCTTCATAGGTTTAAAAGCTCCTTCCATTGGTTGGGGCTTTTTTTTATATTTATGGTATGGCTAGAGGGATTCAATACTTTACTGTTAGCGGAACTGAAGAAATAGATCTTAGTACCGGACCAGTAGTAACAACTGAGCTAATTGACGTTTACGGCCGTGAAGGGTTTTCTATAGAGCCAATTGAGGCGGAAGGGTTAGACGGTGTACCTACATGGACATTAAAAAGCTCGAACGCAAAATCTTTGAATGGTTTAAAAGATCACGATCCTAATTTCATAAAAGATAAAGGGTTAGAGGTAGGGGTTAAGACTTCGGACAGGGCAAAAGTAAATTACTTTGCTATTGAAGTAACAAACAACGGGAATACTTCAGGAACTGTAAAATTTGCTTTAGTTCTAGGGGATACTAACACAATTACAAGAGATGGCTCTATTTGAAACGGTCGGCGGCTTAGATCTGCTTAAAAAAATATACCATCTTTTCCCTATGCGGTTCTCTGATTTTAAGAACGCAATATTTAAAGGTGATGTGACAATTTGGGGGCAATTGTTTACTCAAAGTAACACAATTAGATTAAAAGGGGCGGAGATAAAAGCGTCAAACGCAATACCATTTTTTAGGGCTTTAGATGGGAATGTAAAAAGTGAAATAGCTCTTTCCGACAGGATCAACACTCCGACCGAAGAACTTAATAAATTGGTTCGTTATAATATGTCGTATGAGTACTGGGATAAGAATAGTTCAACAGGACAATTCCAGCCGGTNCAAGACAGGACTTTAACACATACACTAAACCCTGATTTTAACGCTTCAGACCCAACCAACCCCGAAACAGGGTATAAGTATCGGGCTTCTATAGTTGTGCAAGCTCAAGGGGATTTAAGGGTGTTAAACTGGTATCTTAGAAGCTCAACAGGATTTAAGAATTTTTACGTTAAAATGTTTGTTGGCGTTGTTGATGATCCAATAAATGCAGATGATTCTTTAGTCTGGCAAAGTGTGGATGATGTAGATATTTTCAACGAAAATTGTTTCACGGCTGACGCAGACGTAGATAATGATATCCAGTTTACTTTGAATGATGATTATAAACAAACAGACCAAAGGCTGTACACTTTTTGGAGTTGGGCTCAAAATGAACTTGAGTTAGAGGCTGGCACTTTACAGGTTGCTCCAGGTGTTTTTATCGATTACCCTTATGTTATCGCGGACGGTTACCGAACATATAATAAAGCAGTAAACGAAACAACTCAAAGAATAGGGAACTTTTTTAATATCGAAGGGAATATAACACTTGACGAGGGGGAAGTGTGGGGTGTTTACCAGTTAATGGATGCTGGTGATTATAATTACACTCGTGTATATATGACTTTTAACGGGTTCAA